TTATTGCATACATGTTATTTTTAAATTGAAACGATGCCTGTGTTTTACCATACGAACTGGTAAATGATTCTTCAGAGTAACCTTTTCGTTTTGCAATATGACCTAGCTTGTCAAAGATTCCGTTTTCTAAAACCTCAAGCTCACCAGCCTCAAGGGTAATGTCAGTCTTTTTTGACTGAACACCTTTACCAAAAGGTATGACTGCAACTTTTTTCTTTAATGGCATTAGAAAACCCACAAGCTAACAGTAACTGTACCGCCAGCAGTTAAGTGTAAGAATCTATCTTTATTGTTATTTGAAGATTGAACATCATAAACGTGTTGAGCTGCGTTTTTACCAACAACAATCCAGCCAGAAAGAACTCTTCCTAAGCCGTGAGATACTATTGTTGTAGATCCAGACGCCAGATCAACATCGTTTATGATTTTTCCATCAAGGATAGATGAGCTTAAAACAGGAACAAAAGCATCCTCAACTCTTTCCTGAATACGATTGAGTGTCGAGTCATCAGTTGAGACTCTTTCGAATTTTCTAAGAGTCATAACTGCCTCTAACCGAAAGGTCCGTAACCTGCCAAAACACCCATATCTTCGTCGGTAATGCCAAAGGGCTCACCGGCGTCTCTGTTTCTTGCTGCGTTTTCAATTCTTGCTGTAATCTTATCGTGCTCAAGCTCGAGAGGTTTTGTAGATGTTTCCTCTTTTTGCCTCATTTTAATTGCTGCTGAACAAACTGCGTAATCTTCCCAGTTGGATGCAATTCTGTCATCCACCGAGTCTGAATCATTTACAAGCTTTACATAAGTTGGAATGTACCAAACGGTTACCTCATCAGTAGATGTTGGAGTAGGTATAAAGTTTAAGTTATTTCCAGTTAAACTGTACCGATGGTTTGTGTGCCCTCGGTCAGAGTAAAGTGCCTGGCTTGACTTGAATGTGTTTCTTTCCTGAAAAGAATACCTAGGAACACGAACTGTTTCGGCTCCCTGTTTTAGGTCCACACCCATAAGCTTATAGAGATTATTTAACCCTATAGACTCAAGCGAGTAAGAAGACGTATCCCCTGCCAAACTAAAAGAAATTGAGCTAACGTAATAATCTTCAAATTTTAAAACAAGAATATCATGAAGCTCACCAAGGCCAGTGTTAATGTAATCGTTAATTTCTGCATCAGAAAAAAACTCATTACCAACAGCATCAGCAAGCCTGCGGGCTCTAGTTCTTAGTTCAAGCAAGGTAGACATCAGTACTCTCCACCCTCATGCTTCATCATGCAGATTTCAATAGCGTCTTTTAAATGATCTGCAAAAGCCTCAAGGTCGTTTTCTTGAATTGCCTGAAGAACAGAGCTGGCTGCATCCTCAAAGGCATCTTCGCTTCCAATTTCGTTATCATCAGACTCAGGGTCAAAACCCATTAAATTGTCTTTACTGCTTTCTTTCTTGTTGTCACCAAGAATAAGCGCAATACCTGATTCTTTAGCCATTTTAAATCTCCATAAAATGGTTAGGGGGCCGAAGCCCCCCTCCCAGAATTGTTAGGTATCCGCTGAAAGAACCGCAATAAAGTGGACTTCAATGTCAGCAGTGTTGGCATCAACTGCCGCAGCATCATCAACCAGGTGGATAACAAGGCTTCCACCAGCAGTATCAGCTGTCACGCTGTGAGACTTGATGACCGCGCTAATTGCTTCATCGCCTGCTGGCGTTGCGTTAAGCAACGTTGCAGTAGCGCTAATGATGCCATCATATTCGCGGTCAAAAGTAATTGTGTAAGTTCGGCTGGCTTCAGCAACGCTAAATCCATCACCGCGAACAACGGTTAGACCGTTATTAAAAGAACCAGCAACAATCACAGGACTGGTGCTGCTTTGCATAGAGTTTGGAAAACCCATAGTTATCTCCTTACGCTAATGTAATGCGGCAGTTAAATCCCGGCGCAGTGCATAAAAGGTTACCGTAATATCCCCAGCGGTACTCAACGCCATCTTCCGATGATTGTCGAATTCCCTTAAGGCCGTCAAAGTCAAGCATACGAGGAGCTGGTCCAAGAGACTTAAACTTCCAGGTATCCATCTGAAGAAGATAACCAAGATTAAGTGGGCAGTTATGATCTGCATAAACATCAACCATTCCCGTAGGAGTAGCAATGCTCAAGCTTGAGAAACCAAACTGACCTTTACGATCACTAGGATCATAACGTCGGTTATGAGTAGCTCCGCTTGATCCAATTGCAGCTTTACCTTCAAGGTCAAGAGCAAGTTGAGCCCAGTCAGTTGGGTTAATAAACATTGCATCTGGACGACCACCTTCGCGGCCAACCTTTACGGCTGCCTTAATGATTGTCTCATGAACAGTGCTATTAAAAGTTGCACGCTGGCCGCCAAGACGAGTCTTGTCCAATGTACGATCTACACCAAAGAATGATGAAGATGTAACAGCAGATGGAAGCCAAGCATCAAGACCAGACATCTTAATGTGAGATCCACCATTTGCAGCATCGCCTTCAACATACAAAAAGTCAGCTGTAGTAAGCGACGGAATACCAGTTGTAGTGTTAACATTAGTTGTAAGAGTATCCGCATCGCGGTCTACTCCGACAATTTCAAGAACACCTGAATACAGCGCACTGCCGTCAGTAGCGCTTGCTTTAAGACGCATTCCAACTTCAAAGTTAACAGCAGAACCCTCAGTAAGCGTTAGCAATGTTGATGTAGTTGGAGCCGTGCTTCCATGAACCTGACCAACAGCACCAGTACCGCTTCGGTAAATGTCTCGGCCCATTGTGCGTGAAAGCACATGAAGAGCTGAGTCAGTCTTTGCCTTAGCAACGTCTAGCAAAGAACCTTCACTGCCATCAGCGGCAAGCAAAGTTTCGTTGTCTACGCTTACTACTGCATAGTCTTTTACTCGAGTAACGACAAAATCTTCAAGTCTTGTGCCGCTACGGTTGTTTTGAGCTGTTGCAAAATTTGCGCTACGACCAGTGGTCATACCGTACTCAATTGCATAAGTCGCATTTCGACCAGCAAAGTGTGTTTCTTTAGGAATCATTGAGAACAGAGGGTTGTTTTGATAAACCATGTTTTCAACTTTTTTATACGGGTACATGTGTTTCATGGCCGCATCAAAGTTTGTTAAATTAAAGGAACCCATAGGATCCCTCCTTTCTTAATTACGTGAAGAGTTTACCCTTCCAGTGGTCTCGGATTTCCTCGTAAGACATATCAGTTGGATCTGTCCTAGTTGGTTGCTCTTTAAATCTGGCCGATAACGTTGCTTGCGGGCCTCTCGCTGTTTTTGATGCTTCTGGGTTGTATCTCTGAAGTTTTGCAAGGATCTTAGGATCTTTGTAAAAACTCTCTTCACGCTGCCGGAGTCCGGTTTCAATTTTTTCAAATGCTTCTTCGATTGTTAATTCTTCACCAGTTTGACGATAGTGAGTAACCATTCCGTTAACAATATCTTTTGCAGTGCAGGTATCTTTAATTGTTTCATACCCATCGCTGCTTGATGCATATTGCTCAACATCTTTACAAAGATTATTAAAAGCTTGAACTTGAACTTGTTCTTGTTTTGCTTTTACTTCGTTTTGTTCTCTTGCTTGAATTTTGTTTTTTAACTCGGCAAGTTCTCTTTGTTGTTTTTCAACTTGAGTTTCTACAGATGGTTGGCCGTCAGTATTAAGTAAGCGCTCTGTCCATTCTTTATAAAAAGCCATTGGGTCAACGCCCTGTGACTTCATAAATTCTTCAGGGCTTTCTTTAAAACTTCTGTTATTTTCTATAACAGATTTTACTTGCTGTTCTCTTTGGGCAAGCGATTGTTGTCTTTGTTTTAAAGCAATTTCTTGCTGTCTAACCTGACGATCTCTTTTTAAATTTTCTAAAAATTGTTTGCTTTTCTTAGGGCTGTCTTCAACTGGACTGGCTTTATTGTCTGGAAGTACAGGACCAGGCTCTTCTGAAAAAATATTATAAGATTCAGGGGCTTGCTCAGGTTGCTCAACATTAATTTCTTGAACAGCCTCAACGGGCGATGATTCTGATTGCGCTTCTAATTCCATTTTATGCTCCTAGTGCTGCTGCTAATTCAGGCGGTAATCCTGCGGGAGGTCCGCCAGCTGGTGGTCCGGGAGGTGCCATTCCGCCCATTGGTGGCGCCGGAGGCATTCCTGGAGGCATTCCTGGAGGTGCCCCCGGAGGAGGTCCTGCTGGTGCTGCCGATTGTTTTGCTATTTGTATTTTTTGCTCAATTAATCCGTTTGCTTGAGTAATCCATCGCCTAAGTAGTTCTTTTCTTGTTTCTTCTACTTCATCAAGAATAGACATGTTGTAGGCTTGTTGTACTCGTTTAATTCCTAGCTCTAAATTCATGTATGGTTCTGGTGGAATGTATTCACCATGCTCAATAATTTTTTCAATAACTAAATCCAGAACTTCAATATGAGCAACTTTAAGATTGTTAGCTTTATTTAAGTCTGGAAAATCTAATAATTGATGGGCTTCTTCAGTAGAAAAGAATCCATTCATATGCATCTCAGCAACAGATGCTAGTTTTGCAGAAGGCGTTTGAGGCAAAGAGCCAATAGGTTTAATCTGAATTACATACTCATCGTTTTCAAGATTAATTTCAGACCATTTAATTTTTTCAAGTCCTGTTTTGCTATCAAAGCTTGAAACCGTGTACTGGTCTTTTTCTATGTGAGCATCTCTAATTAAGTTAATAATTTTTTCTGCAGCATCCATAAACAACTGCTCGTATGCCTGACCAACAACCATAAATCGTTCTGACTCAATATCGGAAAACTCACGAAGAGCGCGGCCAGACTCAAGGCCAACAGGTTTTTTAGATTGAGCAGCAAGCTGGCTAATGCCAGTCATTTCGTAGGCTCTATCAACAAGTCTATCAAGGTGAGAAAACATTGCACCGTCGACAGATCTTGGAACAAAAAACTGAGGAGGTGTTCCTCGGTATCTAATTGCTCCAAAAACGCGATTGTTTAAATGCGACTGTACAATTTTAGAAGAGTCTTCAATAAAAACTTTTGGAGTTGCCAAGTGCATTTGCTCTTGAATTCTTGCCAGCAATTTATTGATTTCAACTTGGATGCCTTTAACTTCTTTTGCGAGACCATTGCCCCAAAAGCTTGTTGGGTTTTCAGTCCATCGAATAAACGTAAATGGGAAATGGTCTTTCTCCCACTC